GGCTTGGCTTACCTTCTTCAAGAAACTCGGTGAAGTTCTTCTCGGCGGTATCGCTACATACCGTCAGGCGCTCCGGGACGTCACGCAGCAAGAGGGCTTTCCGTACAACGTAGTGTGGCCGGAGAAGCCGGAAGAGTAAAGGGGCAGGGCCGTGACGATTGCAGAGCTGATAGAACGCCTCTGTCTGACCGTTGGAGATATGGCCGCCATGATCGATAAGATGGCCGAGAGACTTCTCCAAGCGGGAATGATTGCTGATGACGAGCTGGAAGCCGTTGAGGAAATCCGGCATCGCATCGAATCCATAAAGATCGACAGAAAACACGATGGGAGTTGACCGTGAACGCGGGCAGCTCTCTTTTTTATCAGGCTGCATCATACCGGCCCATAAGAATATCAACAAGGATGAAGAAGACCAGCTCCCGGGCCGGTCTTCTTCCTTTTCAGGGAGGTAACTGCCATGGACTGGCTTTCTGAAATCGCAAAATACTGCGGGTATATTTCCGGCATCTTCGCCTTTGCTGCAATCCTGATCAAGCCGTTCAGGGAGTGGCTTTTTGGTATCAAGGATCTCCGGGAGGCCCAAAAGTGCATGCTCCGCTCGGACATGCTTCACACCTACTATAAGCACAGAGAGGAGGACAGGATTCGCCAGTATGAAAAAGAGAACTTCATGATGGAGTACAAGGCATACAAAGCTCTCCGTGGCAACAGCTTCATTGACGATATTTGCGCCGAGGTGCGCAAATGGGAAGTAATCACATGAGGGCTGCATGATGTATCTCCATGAGGTATTGAGCGACGTGCGCGCTTGGCTTGCGCTCTCAATATTCGCGGCTGGATGGGCTTTCGGGCTTATCTGGTCTTTCATTTTCTGGCTCATTGATAAGAACAGGGGGAAAGGCAAACATGAGCTACGACAGAAACAAGGTAATCGCCCTCGCAGAAAGTGAGGTCGGCTACCACGAGAAAGGCAGCAACGCATACCTGGACGATAAGACCGCAAATAGCGGCTCTGGCAACTGGACAAAGTATGCCCGCGACCTTGATGCCCTCGGAGATTTTTACAACGGGCCGAAGAACGGGTATCCGTATTGCGACGTTTTTTATGACTGGCTCCTGTACAAGTGCTTCGGCAAAGAGGCCGCCATGAAGCTGCTTTGCCAGCCTCGGTATTCAGCCGGGGCCGGGTGCTATTACAGCGCCCAGTACTACAAGCAGTACGGCCAGTTTTACGGTCCGAACACCGTGCCGCAGCCGGGCGATCAGATCTTCTTTACCTACAAGGCCGGGGAGGTCAGTCATACCGGCATTGTCGTGTCCGTTTCTGGCTCCACGGTGAACACCATCGAGGGCAATACGAGCGACGGTACCTATCGGCGCTCCTATCAGATCGGCAGCGGCAGTATCTACGGATATGGCCGCCCGAAGTGGGATGACGGCTGCCCTACGCAGACCGCGCAGCCCGAAACTGCGGATCAGATCACGGCGCTGGCAAATGAAGTCATTGCCGGGAAATGGGGCATCGGTGCTGATCGTGTAGCGAAACTGACCGCTGCCGGCCATGACTACACTGCAGTGCAGGCGCGTGTGAACGAGATTCTTTCCGGCAAGACCACGACCACCACCCCGGCAACTCCCACGGTGCAGACCTACACTATCGGCAAGAGCAACGAGGAAACGATCTTCAACTTCTGCAAAGAAGTACTCGGCCTGAGCCTCGCCGCCATCTGCGGCGTCCTCGCCAATATTGAGAGGGAAAGCGGCTTTCAGACCGGGGCAATCGGTGATGCTGGCACTTCCTACGGTATTTGTCAGTGGCACGCCAGCAGAAACACCAGCTTGCGGAGTTGGTGCGCCAGCAACGGCAAGGACTACGCCGCCCTTGACGGTCAGCTTTGGTACATGAAGCATGAGCTCGAAACGACCCATGCAGCCGTACTCACAAAGATGAAGTCCTGTGCCAACACAGAGCAGGGCGCAGAAGTTGCCGGTTACATCTGGTGCAGCATCTTTGAAGTCCCCGCCGACACGATCAAGACCTCGGAGGCCCGTGGTGAGCTTGCCCGTTACACTTACTGGCCGAAGTACAACAACGGCAACGCCCCGGCGCAGGAGCAGGAACAGGCTCCCGCTGTGGCCACATCTGGCAAGACCTATCAGATCACCCTTGAAGAACTTTCCGAGGGGATGACCGGAACAAAGGTCGAGCGTGTGCAGACCCTCTTGATCGCCCGCGGCTATACGTGCGGAGGGAGGATCGTTGACGGCAAAGAAAACCCGGATGGTGATTTCGGCCCCACCACAAAAAAAGCGGTCGAAGATTTTCAGACAGCGAACGGCCTCAAAGCAGACGGCGTTGTTGGCGCTGACACTATGACGGCCTTGCTGAAATAATTTTAGGAGGAATCCGACATGAAAAAGTATCTCAAATCCATTCTGCTGGTCATGCTGATCGTGACCATGGTCTTCACGCTCTGCGCCTGCGGCGGTCAGGGGATCGAAGTGCAGACGCAGAATCCTGACGGCTCTCAGACCGTCGTGGGGATCCTGATCGAGCAGACGGTCAACAGCCTCGCCAAACTGGTACAGATGGCCTTTTTCGCGCTGGCTGCCTTTGCTGCTGATAAGCTCGGCAAAAACCTTAAATTGAAGAATCTGAATATCGCCGTCCAGAAAGTATGTGAAATCGCAAGGCAGACGGCGGGCGAGCTTCAGCAGACCGTTGTCGCCGATCTTAAAGCGGAGAATCCGGGCGGCAAACTTACTCAGGCGCAGATTGACGATCTCGGTTTCAGACTTCTTAATCTGGTGAAGCTGAAACTCGATGATGCTTCCAAAGAACTGATCATCGCCTCCGGCGCCGATCTCGACGCCCTGATCACCGGCGAATGTGAAAGCTATCTGAACATGATGAAGAACAGCGCCCCCATTATCAATCTCGGCCCTGTCGAAGTGCCGGATGGCGGCGAGCCTGAAACCATGGAGGGCGAAGCGGAATGAGCGAACAGAAACTCTCGACCATTCAGAAGCACAACAATCTGAACGCGGTCTACCGGGATGGCGAGGTCGGCCCCGGTGGTGCATACCATGAGTATGACATCTACGCCGCGGACGATGCCCCCGAAAACGGGAATCCCCTGATCGTGATTCAGTTCCAGAAAGGCCCGCGCAATGATCCGTCCTCTCAGCACGGCGTCCTTGACGGTGATCTTCTGGAAATTGTGCGTGATCGCCTCCGTGCTTTTCAGTCCGGTCCTTTTGCCACCCGCGAGAACGCATGCGCCCTGACCCACATTGAGGAAGCCTTGATGTGGATGAACAAACGCGCCGAGGATCGCGCCGAGCGCGGCGTCCTCGGTACATACAACAAGTAAGAGGAAAGCCCTCATCATTTTCGTGACCTCACGAAAATGGTGGGGGCTTTTTTCGCGTTTTTGGGCGCATACATGGCGCAGGGGTGTAGACGCAGGGCCGAGGACCATCAAAAGCGTTGCAACGGCCCCAGAACGCCTATACGGGCGAAATATCGGGGACAGTAACACCTTGCCTTACAGGCCATCCGCAATTTGTGACGATGTACAGGTGTTCGCCGTAGTCCTCAATGCGATCTCCCGACCTTTTCAGACCGTGCTTGGCACAGACCTCCAAGATGCGGACGATCATTGCCCTGCGTCTTTGGTAGTAGTCTTCCGAATGAACGGGGATGGAGTATTTCGGGAGGAAGATGACCTGACCCATGTTGTCCCAAAATCCGTCAAGATCAAATTCCACATCTACCACTCCATCAACGGCCAGCAAGTCCCGCTTCAATTCTTCCACCCTATAGGTGATCCCGAAAGCGTCAGCCGTCCGCTGCTCCCGATCCCGGAGTGTGATCTCGGCCTCTGTGTTCACGATGTTGCCTCCTTTGCCAACTCCCACATTTTCAATTCCAGCGCCTTTGTCCGTTCCGGCTCTTCCATGCAGTGGATCGAAATATCGTTGCAGGCCGGGTACAGAGGGCAGCGCTGACAGCCGTCACCCATGAGCCGATCCCAAAATTGGTCACAGATGCTTTCGATGATCGCCCCCTGTTCAGGGGTGATGTATGTCCAATCTCCCATCAGTCGCCCTCCTTGTCAGTATCAAGCTCTTGCCGCAGCTTCTCACGAAAAGCATTGTATGCCTTTATGGCGGCGAGGTCGTTCTTGTCTATTGCCTCCCACTTGGCTTTCAGGATGGCATAGTATTCTTCTCTGCTCATCCTCTGCCCTCCCGGATGAAGTCCAGCTCGTAATCATCCATTTCCTTTGAACTGAGCGGCCTCCAATAAACAAGAAGGTCGTGGTACTTCCCGCCACCGGGACGGAGGCCTACGGTATCATCTTCTCGATGATCCAGACCGTACATCGGTTGACAACCGGGGGAAAAGCCCCGAAGCCGCATACCGTAGACGTAAGTCTTCACATCAGTCCCTCCTTTCGCTGAAGCTCCCGAAGTTCTTCCCACTGGCTATACATGCTGTGCTCGCCGTGAATACAGTCCTCTTTGTTGTCATAGAGGTTTGCCATCGTGTACCAGCCGCCGCCCATAAGATCAGGCTCCGTTTCCCAAGGGCCATGAACGAGCCTGCCGGAATCAGTCCGCACCTGATAGATCGTATTCTCGTATCGGTCATAGGCTATATTCTGGATGTGCACCGTCACGGCGCGTCCCCGCATGTCCTCAACATAGTAGTCGAGCGGGTCTAAATCTGGATCGCGGGGATTTGGGAGATACCCCGCGATCATCTGTTTTTGCCGGTCTGTCATACTGACTTAGGCTCTGGCTGCGAGGGCCTTTTCAGGCGCCCAGTGCAGACGGTTGATCCTGGCATCAAGTGTCGCTCTCGGAATCCCGAGCTCCCGGCTCCATGCCGTCAGTGTCTGGCTCTTGCCGTTGCACTCGACCAGCTTTTCAGCCTTGCCGGCGCTGGCCTTGCTGAGTGCCTGCTCAATCGTCCACCCGCTGCGGAGTCTGGCCCGGAGAGTCGGGACCGGCATTCCAAGCTCCTTGGCCCAAGCACCAAGGCTCTGCGCTTTGCCGTCATGCTCGATCAGGTTGACCTTGCGGGGCTTCTTCTCCTTGACGGGCTTCTTCTCGGCGGCGGCCTTTGCCTCGGCCTCTTTGGCCTCCATGATCTCGGCGATCCGGGGGATCAGCCATTCCTTGCCCTTGCTGCCGTAGCCCTTAATTCCGAGGTCACGCGCCATCAGGCGGAGTTCATTGCACTTCATGGTTTCAAGATTTTTCATTTGGGGGTTCCTCCTTCATTTGTTGTGATTACATCATCTTCCAAAACTGCGGGAAAGACCACTGACGAAATGCATCAAATATCACCGGGGATTTCTGATCAAATGGTCCATCTTCATCGGGCTCGTAAACTGCCTGCCATCGTCAGCACCGGGAGGCGATCCCGCGGTGGACGCCCCGGAGGGCGTTTCGGCTTAATCTACTGTAATGCTCCCATATTCGCCTTCGTCTTGTTCGATTAACTCCCAGGCATAACGCTCAATCTCATCTCGCGACGGGCTATAAGAATCTGCAAAATCATCATCAGTGATTTCCTCGTTGTCAACCAGCCATTCGATCACATCTTCATCATTAAAGCGGACCGTCACCGTGCAACTGCAAACATACATTTTTGTTCGTCCTTTCTGCCCTCGTAACCTCCGGGGCGGTCTGCTCCTTTTAGTTGAATCTGGCAAGAATGCCGTTCATCATTCCTCGCTCGTTATACACTTCATGGTTTATCGCACAGCACACCCATGAATTGGGGTTGTCGGGCAGGCTTTCGATTGCTTCATACACTTGGTTATAGGTGTTAATGAACAGGCGACGATCATCTGCAACAGGAGGGAAGATGTTGTTCCATTCGGCTGCCTTATCGCCATAATCATGTACCCAATTCCAGAGTTTTAGGGATTTCCAATCATCCTTCGCCTGATACTCTCTCATAAGTTCTTTCGCTGTTTTCATTGTGTTATCCTCCCTGAATTAAAGATTGAACTGTCTAAGCCGTAGAAGGTGCCGTTCATATTCGTCCTCGGTCTGTGCGTAGCTGTCCAAATACTCGTCATAGTCTTCTATCATCCATCTGGTAAAGCTCCCGGCTTTTATAAGCAAGAGCATCCATCATGTCGTTGTACACGTCGATGTCCAGATAATCGAGCTTTGAAAGGAAGTCATCTGCGATCTGAATTTTTTCGTGTGTATCTGCCCGGTTTACAAACGCCCAAAGCTCGTTTTCAGAAAAACGCTTCATTCTTGTATCCTCCCTAAAAAATCCCACAGGTTTCTTTGCCGTCCTTGACGTCTTGGAGGTATTCCCATTCCTCCGCATCGTTCTCATCCCAATTCTCGCGGCCCTTTTCCAGCAGGGCCGCTTCTCTTTCTTTGACCCACTCCATGGCAGCCGCCTTTCAGATGGTCGCCCAGTACAGCGTCTCGATCAGATCGTTTACCGAAGTGTTTTCGGTATCCTGTTCCTCTTGCTCAAAGAGCTTGGCCCGGAGTTCCTTGACGGTCATTTCCTGATCGTCGATAGCGGTGAGGGCCTGCCTGAGCTGGCGAATCGTGATCTGCATTGTTGTGTCCTCATTTGTCTATCCGGGGCCGGGGATTAGACCCCGGCCGGCTCCATCAGTTCCAGTGCTCGAATGACCTGCTCGCAAACCTCGCGGCTTTCCTTGCGGACGCGGTAGGAAGAAACTGCATTTCTGAAAGCTACGCTTTCGGGGTGCTCTGCGTGGTCGGCCATCTGATCGGCCAGTTCTTCCATCCGTTCCTTATGTTCGTCAACCCTTTCGGTGTAATCAGACCAGAGCCGCTTGTAAAGCCAAGGATCAAGGGCTTTTTTTCTCGCCTCGGCGAGTTCTTCTTCCAGCCGGCGAATCTCACCCGTGGCATTCTCGTTGTTGATGTTGAGCGCCTTGACCGTTCTGTTGAGCCGATCGGCCATCTCCTTCATCCCGGCCTCAAGAGCATCGGCTTTCTTCTCTGCGCTCTCGGCCCTCTGCTTCATGCTGCAGGCCCAGTCGTTTTCGATGTTGCTCTCTGCAATCTCAAAACACCCCTCAAAAGCGGTGGCGATATAGCTGTCAGCTCCGAGGCTTTCCACGATCTTCTTGATCTGTTCCAGAGCCTTGCGTTCCTGTGCTTTCGTTGTCATTGTCGTTTCCTCCGTTTTCTTTGAGAAGTCTTTATTTATCTTTAAGAACTGATAACAATATACCACCAGGCAAGTGAGAAGTCAACACTTTTCTTTAAGTTCTAAAAAATTTTCTTTACTTTTTAATAATTGCGTGGTATTTTATTCCCGGAGGCGATTCAATGATTTCTTATGATCCGCTTTGGGTAACCCTCGCCAAGAAGAGGATGAAGAAGAAAGACCTCTATGCGGTGGTCAGCTCGGCCACCGTGGCCCGGATGGGCAGAGGCGAATATGTCGCCCTCGATGTGATCGACAAGATCACTGAGCTGCTGGATTGTGAGATCAGCGACGTGATCGAACGCGCACCGAAAGAGGGCGAATGAAAAAGACGCAGACGGTCGATGGGTGACTGTCTGCGTCTTTTTCGCTATTTGGAGTTTTTCGATCTTGCTTCACCCGGAGGCGTCGGCTCTGTGTTTGGGACTCTCTCAATGAGATCGCCCAGCTCGCAGCCGAGGGCTTCACAGATCAGGTCAAGGTGTTCCAGATTGATCCGGGCAGCAAACTCGTTGTATATCTCGTTGATCGTTGCGGCCCTGATCCCGGTTTTCCTTGATAGGTCAGCCTGCGTCCATCTTCTTTCGCCGAGAAGTCTGGACAAATGAATCCGTATCATTTTCTGTACGCTCCTTCTGCGGAATAATCTACCGCTTTTTTGGGATTTCGTGTCGAATTTGGAAGATAAATACGACACAACGGAAGATTATTACAGGAAAGGGAGGGGCGCGAGGGCAAAAAGAAAAGGCCCCGTGCCTGTTAAGCACGGAGCCTATTCTTTTAGTACGGTACCACAACAATGATCCCATAGTTGCGGAAGATCAGGGTGGTTCGTACATTGTCAATTTGGTGGGGCTTGGTGTCATTTATACGAACATCAGCCTCAGAGAAATCCGCATCCGACAAGTCATCCTGCAGATCGGATAGTGGTATTTCTATGTCCTCACCAAGCCCATTGTTTAGGACAATCTTAAGGTGATCGTCGAACACATAGATTGCCCGTACAAACGTGGCCAGCAATTCACGAATGTACTCTCTATTATTCAGATTTTTGTCTCTGTAATACTCAATCGAAAACCGGATCTGTTCAGGATCGACACGGGTGAAAAACTTCTGCTCTCGCTCGATCTCTCCCGCCAAGACCTTCTTGGAGTCTTCCAGCTCCATCAATCGGCCCTTTGTCGTTTCGGTGAATGGTAGGCCGGATTCGATTGCTTTCATTATATTGCCGAGGGCTTTCTCAACCTCGGCCAGCTCCGCTTCCTTTGCCGCCAACGTGGACTGACCGCGCAGATCCAACATAAACTGATCGAAGCCGACCATAATGCGGTCTATTGTTGCCTCGTCCAGGATCAGCATTTTCAGGGCTTGGATTACCTTGCCCTCCAATTTCTCTTTACGCTCATTCTTCTTGTTGCATTCGTGCCGGTGCTTTCCTTGGCAGAGGTAGTAGTAATGACGTTCGCCGTTTCGGGAGGTCCCGCAGATGCCGACCATCGGATTCCCGCAATGCCCGCAGAACAGTTTGCCGGTCAATAAGTAATCCTCAACGTTCCGGCGCCTGCCTCGCGGGTGCTTTTTTGTTGTCAAGATGGTCTGCACCTCCTCGAATGTCTCACGGTCCAGAATGGCCGGTATGCCGCCCTCTGTCCTGATCCCCGAAAACTTATAGACGCCGATATACTGTTCATTGCGCAGCAGCTTGTCAAAGGTCGTGCGCTGCCAGATGTTCCCGTCCCGGTTTTTGATCCCGCGGGCGTTCAGATCGTCCATTATGTCCCGGTGCTGCCAGCCCTCAATGACCCGGCTGAAAATCTCCCTCACGATCTCGGCCTGCTCCGGATCGATCTCATACTTGCCGTCCTTGCCTTTTCTCAGGCCATAAGGGCAGCGCCCGTTGACCATGCACTTCTTCGCATTGTCCAGCATCCCGCGCCTGACGTCCTCGGCCATGGATTCGCTGTAGAATTGGTTGACGTTCATCATATTGCGGAGGGCAAAGCGCCCTGCCGCCGTATCGTCGAAGTCTTCCTCTACATAGACACACTTGATACCGTATTCCAAAAGTGCGGCATCATTCATCATGGCCTCAAGCATATTTCGGCCCATGCGGTTTGACTTCCATGAGAGGACAAAGTCAAATTGATCCTCCGTCGCCGCGGCCATCATTCTTTGAAAGCTGGGCCGCTTGTCCGTCTTCCCGGAGATCGCCTTATCCGCATAGGTGTCAACGATCATCAGGCCCATGCGCTTCGCCAGAGCCGTACACATTTCAATCTGCTGCTCTATTGAAGCCTCTCTTTGGTTGTGGGAGGAATAGCGGGCATAGATCACAGCGCGTTTCCCCTCGCTCTTAGAGCTTTTCTTTTTCGCTGCTGGAATACTGCTCGCCTCCCTCCCGCCGTGATAAGATGGCCTTATTTGATCTGCCAGGAATAACCGCAGTTCTGGCAGATGCAGACTTTTGCGTTCTTGGTGACAGACTTCTCCTCGCCTTTCGCCTTTTTCCAAACCAGATTGGACATTCCCATCGTCAATACTGCAGTAGTTGCTCTTGCTGTGTTGTTGATGTGGCCGCCGAGGCCGATTCCGGTTTTCTTGGTTTTACTTCCGACCTGTTCAAGGCTGATGTTCACATCTTCGCTTTTGCATTTTGGGCATTTCATTGGATTGTCCTCCCATTACGTATTTCGTAATTATATTACTATTACTGCTGTAACACTTTTGTAATTTTTGTGGTATAATGCTTACACTGCCGGCAGAATAAATAAGGAGCTGCTATTATGAGCAACAAATCTGATCTTACATGCCGTGAAATAGAAGAATTTGCACGGTTATGCAATTCTGCCCGCCAGACGGATGAATTCATTTCTTTTCTTCGGTTTTGTGCTGAGCGTCTAAAAAAAGGTGACACAGTTCAAGCAATTTGGAACGATTATCAGAATTCAGTTCGCTGAAAATAGAAATCATTTCTTTTAGCTCATCGTCGGCTTCGGCGGTGGGCTTTTCTTCATCCCAAACAACAAGATCATCCGGGTGAATGCCAAGGGCCTTTGCAATATCCCTGATTTTATCGAACTTCATATTTTTGAGCTTACCGCCCTCATAACGGTAATAGGTCGCCCGATCCATTCCGATTTGGTCTGCGAGGTCTTCGGCGCGAATTCCAAGAGCTTCCCTACGGTCTCTTATTCTCTTTCCGATATCAGATGAAAAGCCGCCCATGTGTTGCACCCTCTTTCCGCTTTGTATTCTATCATAGTTTTCCCACGTTCGCAATAATTTTTGCGATATTTCAAAAACTTTTTCGCAAATTTTGAGAATTGCATTGACTTTCGTGGGAAATGTGGTAATATTGCATTGTCGCAAAAAATGAGACACGAAAGGAGGGTAAGCCGATGGGAACGGTAAATATCAGAAAGCTCAAAAGCAAGCTCACAGAGCTTGGGATGAACGTGACAGAGCTTGGAAAGGCCATTGGTTACGATAAATCCACTATTTACCGCCGCATTCAGAACAATGGAGCAGGCATGAGTGTGGATGACGCCAACAAGATCATCAAGGCCTTGAAGCTGACGCGGGACGAAGCTATCGCTATTTTTTTTAGCCAGCTTGTCGCATAATTTGAGATTTTCAAGGAAAGGAGGCGAAGACCGTGGCGGCAATCGACTACGCCAAGTTCCCCGAATCCACATGGCAGAGCCTTTTAGCCGCGAGCTACAAGCTGACACTTGAGCTTTTCAAAGACCCTGCGGTGCAGGCCGAATACGAAGTCTGGCTTGCAAAAAGAAAAGCGGCCCAGCAGGCCGCAGAATGAAAGGAGGAAGTATGAAGACCCGAAAAAAATGCCGCTCCCCGATGTGCAAGATCGAGATGCGGCGAGGATATCCAGCGTTTACCCAACTGATTACCCACGGGAAATATATCACGATGACGGGCATTTGTCAAACGGAGGTATCTCATGGGTAACAGACTGAGAGACCTCCGTTTGTCGCAATCTCTGGCCTCGCAAGAGATCGTTGATACGGTCCGGGAGATTTATCCCAAGTACGACAAGCCCCTGCAGAGCAAGTGCGAAGCCTCCGATGTGTACGGCGTGGAGCTTCGCCGGGACGCCCTGAAAGCCCTCTATATGAAGTTCGACCCGGAGGGCTGGAAGAAAAGGCAGAAAGCCTCGGACGGTCACCGCTTCACCTGCCGGATCGCCTGTCGGCTGGACGATGAAACCTACAAGAGACTGATCGGCCAGATCAGACAGGACGGCTTCAAGACCGTTCAGGACTGGATGAAAGATCAGGTGCTCGCCTACATCAATGCAAAATGCTTTTAAGGCAAATAAGAAAGGAATGATCCCATGAACATCTACGAGATCGACAAAGCGATTGAGGAATTGATCGCATCGTCAATCGACCCCGAAACTGGGGAACTTGTTATCGAGGATGATACCCTCGACAATCTGCAGATGGAGCGCACGGCGAAGGTCGAGAACTTGGCTCTCTACATCAAAAATAACGCTGCCCTTGCTGCCGGTATCCGTCAGGAGGAAGCGTCCCTCGCAGATCGCCGCCGTGCTATCGAACGTAAGGTAGACCGCTTGAAACGGTATTTGGACTACGTTCTCGACGGCCAGAAGTTCACAACTGAGAAGGTCGCCTGTACTTTCCGCAAGAGCGATAGTGTGGAGATCGCCCCTGAGTTCATCGAGTGGGCCGCCGCCAATGACGCCTCCCTGCTTCGCATAAAGGAGCCGGAGGCCGACAAGACCGCTATCAAGAAACTGCTGAAGGACGGCGCAGAGATTCCCTTTGCTTCTCTGGTTACGAAGCAGAGCCTCACAATCAAGTAATGGAGGGATGAAATGGACAATCAGAACATGGCACTTTATGAGCGGTTCCGCTCTGTGCCTGATGAAGCAAAGAAGCCGATCAAAGGTGGACGACTGAAAGGATTCACCGATATTAACCCTATGTGGCGTATCAAGGTACTCACCGAGGCTTTCGGTCCTTGCGGGATCGGCTGGTGGTACAAGATCACGGACAAGCGCCTCGAGGGCAGCGGAGATGAGATCCGGGCATTCGTGGATATCGAGCTCTATTACC